GACACTAGATGTAGTGGCAGGTTCAGTCAAAACCCGCTTTTCCTGAGCCTCAACACTATCGGTAGTGTTTTGTTGCTGCTCCCATTGCCTTTGAGCCTCCAAAAGAAGCCATGCAGGACCGCCAGCGACCATCCGCCACATTAGAGCAGGCCCCCGTCTTCGTTCATGATGCCAACCTTGAACGGCTCACCATCCTTGTTACCAAGCTCAAGAGCTTTCAGTTCACGCCAACGCTCAGGGCGACGGTTCTTGAGCCAGAAGATGCCAGCGGTCGTATCGGGAGGGTAGAACTTGCGAATCTGTGTCTGCACAATCTCGCCGTTGAGCACTCTGATATCAACTTCATCATGCTCGTATCCCATAGCACGCTGGTAAAGGCTTCGCTCTACCTTGTCATCCGCCTCATCCTTGGAAACCCTTAGGGCATCCGAAAACTCTTGGTGCTCCACCTTCCACAGCGCGACTGTAGAGACAGACACCTGAAAGAAATCTGCGAGTTGGGCGTCAGTAGCCCCCAATGCACAAAGCTTCTGAGCCTGAGTGCAATATTCGGGTTTGTACTTGGTAGGCCGACCACCCGGCATTACTTTTCCTTCTTCTTTCCAGCAGCTCGCTTCTCAGCATACGCAATGGCGACAGCCTGCTTGATCGGCTTGCCTGCCTTCACTTCCTCGCGGACATTGCTCTTGAAGGCTTTCTCAGAGGTGGACTTCTTGAGAGGCATGGAAGTTATTCCTTCAATCCAAGCAATTCGCGCTCATACGGCGTGAGCTTAGAAAGTGCTTCTTTCTTCGCGGCAGCGGTCTTTGCGCGTCGCATGTCCTCTTGGACTCGTTTCTTGTCTCGGCGCTTGTGCTCTTCCCACCAAGACAATTGCTCAGCAGTGAAGCACCCCATTTCACCACGCTTCTCATGATATTGCATGGTGGCGCAAAGCATCTCGGCCAAGGCGCCATTGTGGAGATCTGGCTCAGGCTCTGGATAACCAGTGCATAGACATGGCATGTTATTTTCCTCCTTCTTTGATTTTTGGCTTGGGTCCAGGCTTCTTCCGCTCAGGCTTTTGCTCTAGCTGCCGCATTGCATCAATCTCGTCTAGAGATGGCTGAGGCATAGGGGCCACCTTAGCTGTTTCAGTCAGCTTGTCCGCAAGAACAGTGATGGCCCATGTTGGGAAGTTGAAGTAGCTCATGGTCAGTCCAGCCACTTGAGGAGCTTTACCATGCCAGCAATGAGCATGACGGGGAGAAGAATGTAGACAGCGAAGAGGGCCGCGAGTGCGTCAATCATGTTTGCTCCTCATTCAACATCTTGACGAGCTGGGCTCCGTTGGCTGAGCACCAGTCAATCCATTGTTTGCGCTTGGGGAAGTCGTCTTGAAGGAAGCTCACACCAATCTCCTGCGCTCGCTCTACCGTGATGGGGCGAGGATCGGCATGGATGGCGGCAAAGATGTCAGCCTCTAGTGTCATTCGATGACTCCAATGATATCCGTCTGGTGACAGGTGAGGAGGGTTTCGCCATTATGCTTGAAAGTCTCTTTTGCATACATGGAAAAGGCCACCCGATCACCTGGCTTTAGGTCCATCGGCTCCAGATAGCCATTCTCATGCAGCTTGCCGGGGCCAATTGCCAGAACGGTGCCATGCTTTGCCTCTTCCTGAGCGCTGGGTGCCAAGACAATACCGCCAGCGCTGATTTCCTCGGAAGGATCGGGGCGAATGATGATGAGGTCAGAGAGAGGTTTGATGTTCATGCAAATTCCTTGATTTTGCTTCTATAAATTTCTCGAATACACCTGAGTTCATCCCGAGTCCACTTGTGAACCTCGTTGTTGTTCTCTAGGGTTTCGACGCGAGCGAGGCCAATTCGTTGAACGAGGCCCATGCGATAGGCGATGACATTCCCAGAAAGGTCGCGGTTGCAGTGCTTGCACTGTGCCCAGCAGTTATCAGGGTTATACCTTAGATGATCTGCGGCCCCTACACTGCGTAGGTGACCTGCATCCACCATGCCCCCTCTGCGGCCATCCCAATCCAATTCAGAGCCACAGCTGATGCATACATGGCCTTCTGCCTTGCTTCTGGCGCGGATCCAAGCGTTGAAACTCGTTTGCGCCTCTCTCTTAAGCATTGGGATCGTCTTCAGCGCCTCCAGCTGCGCCCGAGTCTGGTGCTTGTCCTGGGTCTTTTCCTTGGCAAGCTTCTTGTCCAGCTTGAACTTGGCGATCTTGACTGCGCATTCAGGAGAACACCAGTCTTGAAAGGATCGAGTTGGCGTGAACATCGCGGAGCACCCACCCTTACGGGAGTTGCAGCGCTTGGGGCGGAAGGTTGCTATGAAGGTCATGCGCCGTCGTCCGCAAAGCTTTTTCCGCCATCTGGACCGGTAATTTCCATCCGGCCGCCGCAGTGATTGCAATAGAACCAAGTCCAGCCAACACCATTGCTATGAAACTTGCCTCGTTTGTGGCCAATCTTTGCGCAGTCAGAAATTATCTTTGAGCGCTCTGGATAGTAGGACTCTCTCATCCATGCATCCATGAGTTCCCTCTGCTTCAGCATTCGAAGATTTTCCAGCTCGTGGCGACGCGTCCAGATATCGCTCACTTCATTCCCTCACCAATGGAAGCGGCAGCGCAGACGATAGCGCGTCGGCACCCCTCACTGTTTTCGCTCTCATAGAACTTTTGAAGCATGGTGCATGGCTCCGGATATTCTGCCTTTTTTACAAAGCCAGCCATGACAAGTGATCTGCTTGGAACATAAGTGAAGCAGATTCTCAGCTTCACCGCCAGCCGAAGCGCATCGCCGTCATCGTTGAGCGGGTCCCAGACCTCGCCAGCATGTTCGTCAGAAGCTCGCCGGTTGTGTGGGGCCTTGGCGACTGGGATGTAGCACCATTCGATGCTGTCGAAGTGCGGAACACCTTCAGCGTCGGTCTCTCGCTCATGCCACCTGAGTTCAATTCCAGCAGCCTTCGCCGCCAGCTCCAGCAGTTCGCGGTCGTTAGTCATGTTGGCCCCTTTGCTTCTTGAGTTCCGAATCGACCGCGCGGCGAAGTTGATGGCGCATGGCGCGTAGCATTCCGGCAACATGCCCACGCCCTGCCTGATCGTCGAAGTCCCATGGATCAAAGGCGATTGTGTTCGCAAGTTCGATGTTGATCCGTCGTTGCGTGAATGTGGCCATGGCGGCACCGGGACCAACCCAGCGCTGCGCGGCCTTGTCGCGCTCGATGTAGTCCTTGTAGATGAACGAGGTGTAGTAGATGCGCTGGTCATCGAACAGCCCGCGTTGCTTGGTGTTGCGGATGCCAGCGTATCGGCTCTTGCGTTCAAATTTGGAGCCACCACTGAGCGCCCCATCTCCTGCTGCTCGGCGGTCTGATCGAAAATACATCAGCGCCAAATCTTCCGGCGCCTCCGGATAGCGTGCCATCGCCAGTTTCAGAAGTGCGGCCAGTTCGCGGTCGGTCTTCATGCTTGCTCCTTGGTGGCGATTTCTTCGGAGGGCCAGGCTCCCCAGCCCCATGCTTGCTTGTCTTCGGTCGGATGCTTGTCGGTGCGTGGCCGGCTGGGCGTGTCCCAGCTTCTGCCCTTGACCGTCCAAAGCAGTCGATAGCCAGCGGCGCGGACACTGCTCCCGTCTTCGCTGGCAAGGATGTAGGTCAGGCCGCGCCGGTAGCCCTTCGATTGAGCCGCTCGCCGAGCTGCCGCGTAGAGCATGCTGCAAGCGTTCGGAGTGCCATCGGTGCAGAGGCGCGTGACCTCGACAGTCAGACCGTCATCGAGGGCACGAGCGACCGGACGGCCGGAAACGGCAACGCCGCGTAGTTCACCATCATCACAATGGACAGCCTGTGACCATAAATGCCCGACAGGAACACCGTGATGGCGATGCAGTCGAGCGATGAACTCAAAGGCCGCGTCTCGCGTCACGGGTCGAAGTTCAATCATGGTGCCCGCTCCCCTCCAACAGCGCGAGAGGCGGCGCCCTCGGGATTGCGCAGCGCCCACCAATCACGGCTTGGGTCTTCGGCGTTGTCGGCTTCCATTGCGAGCATGAGCTCGATCAAAGCCAGGCGCGTGCGGCTCGACTTGCCGCCGCCGGAACCGGGTACGCAGAACTCCACATTCGCGCAGGCGGGCTCGTCGCCGCCGTTGTAGATGGACAGGTAAACGTCGCCGTCTCCATCGAGGCCGACGCGGAGATGACCGTCAGGGCTCATGTCTTCAAGTCGACCGACATCGCGCGCCTTGGGCCAGACGATTTCGTAACCGCCCGCCTTCTCTGCTTCCCAGGCGGCGAGGGCTTTCTGAAGAGGTGCGATTCGGTCGCGCCAGCGGCAGGTGCTGCATGGTGCTTCCGGCATACACGCGCAGCCAAACTCTTCAGGGTCATACTTGACCAGCCAAGCTTTTAGCGCCTGCGCCAGTTGTGAGTCTGAATTAGTCACCATTGAATTCACCCCATTCCTTCCAGGTCAGCCAGCGGCCAGCCATATAGCAGTTGAATAGCCATCCGCCGATAAAGATCGCAATGACAATCAGCGCCTGCGCCATCTGCTCAGTTGCTTTCATCACACGCCCTCCAACTTCACACCGCAGAACGGGCAGAAGGATGCGAACACCGTATGTGGCTTGCCGCGCCTGGCGGAATCGGCCTTGCTGGTGGCAACCACGATCAACTCGCGCGGGCTGGCGCTCCAACTGATGACCGGGGTCAACACCGTGTTGTACTTCTCCTTCAACTGCGCGTTGATCGTTTCAGCACAGTCGTGCCGCTCAGTTGCTTTCATTGGTGGTCTCCTTGGGGTGTTTGTGTGTAGTTCCAATCCATGGGAATCAGGCGCCGGCCAGCGACTTGCGCACCGTGGCGAGGTCTTCGCCGGACAGGGCGCAATGGGCCTCGGTCAGCAGGTCGAACGCTTGGCTGCCCAGACCGACCAGGTGGTAGAGCCGGTCGTCGGCCTTGACCCGACCGAGGAAGTAGCTGATAGCCTTCGCGGCCTGCTGTTCGGGCGGCAGGCCCTCCATCTGTTTGCCGTCATAGATGCTCATCACAGGCTCCAGGGGCTGACGTTGAAACGGGCGGCAATGACGGCGCGCGCGGCATCCGCGGCGTCAGTGGCTTCGCGCACGAATTCCATGGCGATCTTGCCGACCATGCGGGTGCCGGTGCGGCGGGCGAACTCGTCACGCTCAGCGAAGCGCGCGCGTTCGGCGATGTGCGCCGGGTGGGCGCGGAACTCGGCTTGCGCGGCGGCGAGTTGGGCAGCGGCGTGCGCCTTGATCTCGCCGTTGATCTGCGGGCGGGTCTTGCCCGTGTTGCGGCCGGCGCAGACCTGGCCGTAGTAGACGATCTGGCCGTCGTCCAGCTCCATGGCGATGGTGAACTGAAGGTTCGCCTTGCCGCAGCAGTCGCAGGTTGTGACCGCTTCTTCCTTGCCGAGTGCCTTTGCCATTTTGGTTCTCCTGTTGCGTTTGTCAGTGCATTTAGTGTCGGACATTAAATGCGGGTTTGCAAGTCTTTTTTGACGGGCATAAAATGGCCGCATGGACGAACCAACGAAACGACCCCGAGGGCGGCCGGCTGGCTCTGGCGCTGGCCTGACCGAGAAACACACGCTCCGAGTGAGCGAGGCTCTCAAGGCGAAGCTCTTGCAGCTCGGCGACGCCTGGGCGCGCAAAGTGCTGGAGAAGGCCAAGCCGCCGAAGGAATAGCCCATACTCGTCGCTCAAGTCTTGGAATCAGCCTCTGGAGCAGCCTGCTCCTTCGGTAGTTGCGGGGCTGCGGCGAGCATGGCGTCGTACCAATCAAAGAGGGTCCGCAAGCCCTCGCGCCACTTGTCCACTGTCGGCTGCATCTCGTTGTTGATGCACCCCTGCGATCCCCTCCATCCGAGCAAGAAAACGGAGAGATGGGATAGCTTTTCAAGAGCATCAGAAAGCTCGCTAGGAACTGTCTGCTGAGCTGCTGACGGATCGTGGTCAATGGCGATCTCATATTCCTCTTCGGTGACGGCTTCTGCTGCCGCAAGCAAGTCGCCCCACTCCCAATCCTCTTCCCCGATGACTTGCATCATTGCGCTGGTGAGACGGATCGG